TTTAAAAACTTTTTGTATCTCTGTTGGCAACACTTAAATTTACCAGAACCAACAAAGGTTCAATACGATATTGCAGATTATTTACAATCAGACGAGAAGCGTCTGGTTATACAGGCGTTCAGAGGCGTAGGAAAATCTTGGATTACTTCCGCTTTTGTATGTCACCAATTACTTTTAAATCCACAAAGGAATATATTAGTTGTATCAGCAAGTAAAAGCAGAGCAGACGATTTTAGTACGTTTACACAACGTCTTATTGCTGAAATGCCTTTACT